CACAGCAGGAACAGTGGAGTTTATCAATAATACTCCGGAGAATGGTTCTGCGGTGTTTAAGTCTCGCACTATCGGAACTGATAATACCACATTAGACAGAACCATACCGGCAGACGGTGTTTTGTTTGAAGATGGCATGTCAGTTAAATATACGATAGCTACTATAGACATGATGACTTTCTTCCATGGCTAGACGAAAAGGCACCATGAAGGGTCACACCATCAAGGGGGGTCACAAAAGACCCACCAAAGCTGGTGCGGGTATGACGGCAAAAGGTGTTGCTAAATATCGTAGAGACAACCCCGGAAGTAAATTAAAGACTGCTGTTACAGGCAAAGTAAAACCGGGCAGCAAAGCTGCTAAACGGCGTAAATCGTTTTGCGCTCGTTCTGCGGGACAAATGAAGAAGTTCCCAAAGGCAGCTAAGAATCCTAATAGCAGGTTGCGTCAAGCGAGGCGGAGATGGAAATGTTAAATGCTCAGTTCGTAGCAGGCACTCTATTCGTCGCCTTTGTTGGCTTATGCGCAACTGGGCTTACGTGGATATCATCAACTTTATTAGAGGTTGATAAGAACGTGGCTGTTATTGCAGTTAAAGTGGACAATAACAGCCAGAAGATAGACGAACTACACACTATGTTAAAACCCATGTGGGAAGATTTTACAGGTAGACAATACGAAGATAATCTTGCATGGAGCAAAACCGAAAGATGATAAATGCCATACTTACAATCAAATATACCACACTTCAACGCTTGGGTTCGGAGAGAGTACACTAAGAATTTTGAGGAATATCATGGAGAGTTTTTACATGCTATGGTGGTTGCCGTGACTACGATGCCCAACCGCACTCTTAGTTTTCAAGTCATATTCACAGGATGTGAGTCTGACGATACTGACGATCCTAACGTACATGGTGGCGCTATGTGGGCTAGGATGCCTCTGACAGCGCTTGTGGCTGATGTACCCTATGAAGAGTGGCCTACAGAGCTACCACCCTACCTAGCCCAACCTTGGGACTGTATGTCCCATTATCATGCAGTTTATAAGATTGAGCGGGCAACACCTGCACCTTGGATAGCCAAGGTAGATGGTGAGTTTTACCCCGCTAAATACTATTTCACTGTAGATTATACAGACAGTGAAGTAGCCGACCATCCTGCACAACATAAACAAAGTCATGTATTGGAGTTGTTAGACGCAGGAGAATATACAGGTAACATTGTAGCGTTACCTAACAACCGGGTGCGTGTTACGCATCCTGCGTGGTTTGAAACAGGGCAGGGCGCTCCAGACTTCAGACCGAACCAACATACTTTTAATTCTAAAGAGAATGTAAGTTATGTTTGGGATACTGAGCGTGTGTTTAACAACTTGTATAAGGAAGAAAAAGATGGCTAATGGATTTAGAGGCGAGCAGTCCGCAAAAGCGGCAAAAAAGAGAAGCAAAGATTTTGACTTCCCAGAGAAAGCATTTGGTGCAGGAAAGAAGAAACCCGCAAGTAGAGCCGCTAAAAAAGCGGCTCCAAAAGGTATGGCTGACAGAAAAGGCAAGGGTCCAGCCAGAACTATTGCAGAGGCAAAACGGCGTGGGCTTAGCACTTTCACCGATAAATCAGGTAAGAAAAAAGCTGCGGTTACAGCGGAAGAGTTGAAAGCGTCAGGTTTGTCTTTGCGTGATTATCTTAACAAGCAACAGGGTAAGACTCGTGCAGGACCAAAGGCTCCTACAACCAAACCAACGTCAAAACCTAAAAAAACTCCAGTTCAAGTCCCCATGGGTAGTGGTAGAGCTGCTGCACCAAAGAAAACTCCAGTTCAAGTCCCCATGGGTAGTGGTAGAGCTGCTGCACCAAAGAAAACTCCGATCCAAGAGGATTTAGGTTCTGGAAGGCGTCCTCCTAAATCAGTCCTTGCACCAAAAGAAGGGGGTACTAAGCCACCTTCAACTGCTTTTGCACCAAAAGAAAGGGGTACTAAGCCACCTTCAACTGCTTTTGCACCAAAAGAAAGAGGCAGGCGAGGAACTGGTGGCAAAGGAACTCCTTACATGGGTATGGGTATGAAAGCCGGTGGCATGAAAAAAGGCTATTCCATGGGCGGCATGAAGAAAAAAGGCATGGCTGCTGGAGGTCTAAACGCCGCCATCAAAATGGTGGACAAACAGAAAAAAGGTATGGCTGCTGGTGGCATGAAGAAAAAAGGTTACTCCATGGGCGGTATGCGTAAAAAAGGCTTTTCTGCCGGTAAGTCGGTCCGTGGTGTAGGTAAAGCCACCAAAGGCTTTCGTCCAGTTAAAATGGTTATGATGACTAAGGGCGGTAAAAAAGGCGGTAAGAAGAGAAGATAATAAATGGTTGCAAAGATATCTACGATAAAACGTAAGATAAAAACTGGCGAAAAGATGGGTTTTAGTGAGAGAGCTAGAGCCGTCAACAAGGGGCTTTTACCAAGTGCGAAAAAGAAAAAGAGATCCAAAAGTAGGAACAGGAAAAAAGCCAAAAGGTAGTGGTCGCAGGCTTTATACTGATGAGAATCCCAAGGATACCGTGGGTATAAAGTTTGCCACTCCTGCCGACGCCAGAGCAACTGTGGCAAAGGTAAAGAAAGTAAATAAGCCCTTTGCCAGAAAGATACAGATACTTACTGTCGGTGAACAGAGAGCCAAAGTCATGGGTAAAACCGAAGTTGCCAGAATATTTAGGCAAGGTAAAGAAAGCATAAGGAGGGCTAGAAAAAATGCCTAAAGACGCTTGTTATCACAAAGTAAAAGCTCGCTATAGAGTGTTTCCGAGCGCTTATGCTTCAGGGGCCATTGCGAAATGTAGAAAGGTCGGTGCGGCCAACTATGGCAAAGGNAGCAAAAAGAAGAAGAAAGCCACTGGAGGCGTTGTAAATTTTGACAATGGCGGTCTAGCTAGACGTAGAAGAAAAAGACCCACTAAAAACGGTAATGTGGCTAGAGGTTGTGGGATAGTTAGTCGTCGTAAAGTTACAAAGTACGTGTGAGGCATTATGGCTGTACGTAAAACCAAAAAGGGATTAGCGCTAAAACGCTGGTTCAAGGAGGATTGGAAAGATGTACGCACTGGCAAAGCATGTGGCAGACAGAAGGGTGAAAAGCGCGGAACTCCTTATTGCCGTCCTTCCAAGCGTATTTCTTCAAAAACTCCTAAAACTGTTGGAGAAATGACGGCTGCTCAAAAACGTAGTAGGATTGCGCAGAAGAAGAGAATAGGACAACCAGCGGGTAAACCAAGGCGCGTTAAGTCGTTAAGAAGGAAAAAGTAAATGGCTACATCAGGCACCACCGCATTTGACATGGATTTCACTGAAATCGCTGAAGAAGCGTGGGAGCGTGCCGGACGTGAGATGCGGTCGGGTTACGATCTCCGCACAGCTCGCAGATCCATGAACCTGATGACTATTGAGTGGCAGAACCGTGGCATTAATATGTGGACTATTGATAGCGGGACGATATCTGTCACTGCAGGAACGTCTCAGTATAATTTACCTGCAGACACCATAGACCTGTTAGATCAAGTAATCCGCACAAACGCAGGCAATGCAGCCACACAATCTGATCTCACCATAACACGTATTGGTGTTAGTACTTACGCGTCGATCCCAAACAAGTTAACATCTGGTAGGCCAATACAGGTATTTGTGGAGCGTTTAGCCACGCCCAGAATAAATCTGTGGCCTGTGCCAGATCAGACATATACGTTTGTGTATTTTAGAATGAGAAGAATAGAAGATGCTGGTAACGGTGTTGAAACAGCAGACGTGGTGTTCAGGTTCTTACCATGCCTCGTAGCTGGTTTAGCGTATCACATAGCCATGAAAACACCAGAGCTGGCTGATAGAGTCGCTATGCTAAAAACAGCTTACGATGAGCAATATAATCTGGCTGCAGGTGAAGATAGAGAGAAGACATCTGAGCGATATATACCGAGAGTTGCTAGGATTTAACTATGTCTAATAGATTCGCATCCACAAAAAGAGCTATCGCAGAGTGCGATATATGTGGATTTAGATATAAATTACGTGATTTACGTAATATAATAAGAAAAGGTAACGATACTAATCTAAAGGCATGTTATGAATGTTATGATCACGATCACCCGCAACATAAGTTAGGTATGTTTCCTGTGGATGATCCGCAAGCAATACGAGATCCAAGACCAGACTTTGCTGGTTACGCAGAAAGTAGATCATTTAAGTATTCGGGGTCTTTAGATAATAAACTAGAGTTCGTTATGACTGCATCTGTAGGTTCGGTCACAGTATCAACTTCATAGGTAAAACAATGGCAATGACGAGGGCAAACATGAGCAAGCAAGTAAACAACCCCCCTGCTAAATATAAAGGGTTTTCTAAACTACCAGAAGCGGTGCAACAAAAGATGGACCCGGAACTGGCTAAGACTTATAAGTTTGGCAAGCTGGTGCGAGCGAAAGGTAAAGCTAAAGGCGGCATCAAGATACGTGGCGCAGGTGCAGCAACTAAGGGTACTATGGCTCGCGGTCCTATGGGGTAAGTTATGAACTACACTAGCTTAAAAGCAAACGTCGAAGACATATGTGAGCAGACGTTTACGGCAGACCAACATGCTTTGTTTGCACAGCAGGCAGAGCAGTTAATTTATAATACGGTGGATTTAACGTCCATGCGTAATGTGGACAGTGGTAGTTTAACCGCTGGTGATGAGCTGTATACTACACCTGATGGGTATTTATATACCTATAGTTTCGCAATAGTAAATAATGATACTCAGACTTTCTTACTAAATAAGGACTCTAATTTTTTAAGAGAAGCATATCCTGTAACCACAACTGCTAAACGTGGACTACCTAAGTTTTATGCTTATCACAGCACTTCGGGTAGTAAGATAAAGCTAATGTTTTCTCCAATCCCAGATGCTAATTATACATTAGAACATATCTACGCTAAGTATCCTACATCAATAGTCACTGCAGGAGGCACGTATCTAGGCGACAACTTTGACACTGCACTTTTAAACGGTGTCCTCATGGAGGCTATTCGTTTTATGAAAGGTGAGCCTGATATGGTAGCTATGTACGAAAAACGTTATTTACAGGCGATTACTTTGTTAAAACGAAGTTCTGATGGCCAATTACGTCAAGATTACTATCGTTCTGGACAATACAGGATGCCCGTTAGTTAAGAGTGTATTATGGCAATAACTCAAACATTATGCACATCATTTAAGGTAGCTCTCCTAAACGGAGAGATGGACTTTAGTGCTGATACATCACAAACATTTAAGCTTGCCTTATTCACCTCTAGTGCAACTTTAGATGCAACCACAACTGCGTATTCTACGACTAATGAAGTTAGCGGCACTGGATATACTGCTGGTGGAAATACTTTGACTATAGCTGCAAACCCTGCATCTTCAGGCACCACAGCGTTTTTAGATTTTGCTGATACAACTTTCGCTTCGTCGTCTATCACTGCTAGAGGCGCGTTGATATATAAATCTGGTGGTGGAGATCCTGCCATAGCAGTTATAGATTTTGGAGAAGATAAGCAGACAAGTTCTGCAGATTTTGTTATCCAATTTGGAACGGCAGATAAAACAAATGCTATAGTTCGTATAAGTTAGTGAGGACTCGCAGATGGCAACACAGTTTAGTACATTATTAAAAATAGCTTTACCTACTCAAGGTGAGTNGAGTGGTAGCTGGGGTAACACTGTAAATGAAAACATAACCAAGATGGTAGAAGAGGCCATAGCTGGCACTGCTACTATAAATACTTGGAGCACCAACTCTGCCACATTATCCACAGCTAACGGCACAACAGCGGAATCAAGAAACGCTATATTGAACCTTACGGACACAGGTACGTCGTTGTCTGGTGCGGCTACGGTGATTGTGCCAGCACTCAGTAAAATATTCATAGTAAAGAATGGCACGGCTCAGACAGTCACTGTTAAGACAGCATCAGGAACTGGTGTCGCTGTTACAGCCGGAGAAA